GATCGCGATCAACCGACAGACCCAAGTTTTCTCTACGGTCTACAATGTCACAGATAACAGCAAAGACGCGGATCTTACCTGCACTTAGCGTGGTGGTTTCAGTAACCAACAGCAAGTCCAAGGTGTCAGCAGCTTTAGTCACGATAGGATAACCGGCAGTAGCTGGAGTGGCATAGTCACCCACAGCAAGAGAACCAGTTACACCAAAAGCAGACACATAAGCAGCAGCCGTTACACCAGTAACGCCCAAGCTCACCGTGCAGCTACCCGTTACAGTGCTGATAATTTCAAAGCCAGCAGCCAACACAACAGATTGTGCAGGAATCTGAAGAGCCTCAATCACATCAGCAGCAGCCAAAGCACTGCCTTTTGCCGTAACAGCAGCAGCCAAATCAATGATGTTTTCTGCGACATAAGGCATTTGACGAATGCCGCGTGAAGGGTGCGTACCTGCTCCAACGGCATTTGAGAGAGTGGAAATCGTTGCCATTTATGTTCTCCTTAAGCAGCGTTATACTTAGCAGTGACAATGCCTTCAGGACGCAAAATCTTGCGACCATAAAGATGCATACCACGCACAATGTCAGCAAAGCTGTCAGGATCACGATAGGTTTCAGTCTTGGTGATTTGCTGAGCAGTTGCAACAGCAGAGTCATGACCAGCAACCATTACACCAAAGTTGGAGTTTTGGTTAGCAGTACCCGTAGTGGATGGACCCGTTCCCAATTTAGGAAGGTTATTAGAAACATATACACGGAAGCCGTGCAGGTTGTTAATAACCAAACCATTTTGTAGACCTTCGCCACCAAACAAGCCATTCAAAAGACGGCTGTCTTCGTCTTTAAGAAGCTCAACAAACACTGGATCAACAACAAGCCAACGCCCTTGCGTGTCAACAAACTGTTGATCAAGCAAACGGCTCATCCGTGCAATAACTTGCAATGGAGTTGCGGTTGAAGTGGAAGCAGTAGTAGCTCCGGGCAAACGTGGTGACAATGGAATTGAATGGTCGCCAGCAGAAGCAGTGGTAATGTTACCAAAGTCGCTTTTCTTCAATTTCATTGTTGCAAGCAATTCGTCTGCGCCAGCAGTGGTGACTGCCTTAGTACCGGGAGCGGTCGTGCGAGCAGTGTCAGCTTGAGTGTGTTTAGCAGACTGGGAGAAGCCAGACAGGTAACCAAGAACGTCTTGGTCATACTGGTCACGCAAACGATAGGCTGCACGATCAGAAGCCATTTGCATGAAATTAACATGCGAATGTGCTGCTTCAATATCGTCAATCTTGAATGCGTAGTAGTTAGCCTGATCGACAACCAGCGTAAAGTCCTCGTCAGTCAAGTCTTGTGCAGTAATTTGCGTACCGCGAGCATACGTCGTGACAGAAACTTCTGGTTCTTTGATGATTTTAACGCTATCGCCCATGTTGGAGATTTCGCCAAAATAATCACTGTTAGTGATGTCTTCAATAGTCGAAGCTTTGCGGAAAGCAAGCTGGACTTTCTTACTGTAGATTACAGGACTAAAATTACCATTAGGTAGGTTATTATATCCTGTGGCCTTTGGAAATGCCATGATAGTTCTCCTATAGTGTAGGCATAAATTAATACGCTCAACTTCCTACAGGGGCTGTATTTCTAGGTGTAAAGTCTTAAATACTTTAGGCTAGAAAGGAACAGGTGTCTCTGAATTTTGTTTTGTGCGTTGTACAAATAACGTAACTGAAGGTAGGTAAACCGGCTCCAGTTACGTTGATGAAAAGAGATATAACAATATTTTATTGTTATGTCAATACTTAACGAGCCGCTCCGCTCAAATCATATACAAATTTACCAGTGGCTTGAGCTTTTTGAATATCTTCCATAGCAGCTTCAAATTGCTTAGAAGACATTTTAGCCACTTGAGATTCGTAAATAACTCCTTCAAGATTGCTCTCATCTGGGGTTGATCTATTACCTCTAGTAACTATGCTTTTAGCCGCTTCTTTGTAATCAGACGTTTTCTTTTTGCCAATGCCTTTGTCTGCTTTGTACAAGTCAATCGCTCTAGCAGCAGAACGAGCGTCATTATCATTATCATAAAGAGCATTCTGAATCCATTGTGGTTGTTCCTCTACCCATGAATGAAAGTCATCTGAATTACGAATGTTATCAAAGTCTGGATGGAGCTTCATAAGTTCCATTTCTGCTTTGCTTCTAACCGTTTCTTTTTCCCTTTCATCCAAAGCACGAAGACGTTCTTCAATACTTGCAGATTGTTCTTTAGCTTTTTTAATTGCAATGGTTTCTACAATTTTAGCTACATCTGGATACGCTTCTGCCCAAGCAGCAAGTTCTTCTTCGCTTTTAGGAAGTTGAATTTGTTGTTCAGTTGATTGCTGAAGTTGTTTATTTAGTTCGTCAATCTGACGCTTAAGTTTGTTTTCCTGCTCTTGAGAGTGTCTACGAAGATCGCCGTAACGCTTTTTAAATGTTTTTTCTTCAGGATCGTTAGGCTCTTCTTCGACTACTTGTTTTCCCTCTACATCCACATTTTCTTTTTCTAAAGCAGCAATTTCTGCTTCCTCTTGTTCAATACGTTCTTTATTAGTATTTCTTTTACCAAAGTCAGAAGCAACTGTTTTCTGTTCTTGTTCGATTACCATTTCCATAAAAAGTCCTTAAGGTTGGGCCGCATCTGCGGGTAGCAAATGACGAAGATTATTATTAAATATTTAACTGGCTTCGTCAACAGTTAAATTGCTTTGTATCCAGTAGGTACAGGTAGTAAAGATGTTTGATTAATGTAGGGAATATATGTAGTAAGTCCTCCTTCGTTTTGCATTTTTTGCATTCTAAACCCTTTAATTGGGGCGTTTGCATAAGTTGGTTTTGCTACAGTTGGGACCGTTGTTGTTTTGTTTGTAGCAGAATCTAAAGCTGAACCAGCCGCAGCTACACCTGCAACTGCTACTCCCATCTTTACAATATTTTCTCCAGAAATGGTAGGTTTTGTAGAAGCAGTAGTATCAAGTATATTAGATTTAGTTTCATCTAGTTGAGAAGTACCTAAAGTTCCTCCAAGTCCTTTATTTACACCAGTAACATCCAAAGTTGTTACATCACCAATTAATTTATTATTAGTAAGATTGGAAGCACCACTACCAACTTCTCCTAACATACCACCATATGTATTGGTTTTATTTACATCAGTAACGTCACCAATAATAGTCGATCCTGTAAGATTGCTCACACCACTCCCAACATCCCCTAACATTCCTTCTTGTGTCGTTGGTTTAAACATAGGAGAAGTAGTTGTTTTTCCCGGCATAAACCCTTCTTTACTAAAAGGTTCAAATAATTCATCTGTTTGATCATTTATAGAAGAAACAATAGTAGTTCCTGCACCAGCAAGTGCCTCTTCTGTTTGCTTATTTATAATAGTAACTTTACTAAGGGGATTCTCAACTGAGGATGTTTGTACATTTAATGCTTTAGACAAAGCATCTGTATTTTCTGGAGCAGATGTTAAAGTTGTTGTTGTTATTTCAAACGAACTTTTAAATGGATTTGCTTCTGTAACAGGGGCTGGTTCTCTAAGTTTTTCTGCTGTTGGTTTTTTAAATAATCCCTCTGCTGCACCAAAGACAGTACCAACAACTACATTTTCATCTGAAAGAACAGCGCCCACCCCACCTTCAATAGCATTACCAAGAACATCAGCAACTTTTCCACTAATTCCAGTGAGTTTTTCTACAACAACTCCAGCATCAGTCGCTGCTTTAATGCTACTAGAAACTGTACCTAAATCTTCTAGTTTGTCTGCACTAACAAGAGCATCATAAGCTAAGGCTTGTTTAGCTGTATCAACAGCTTTATAAACACCAGCAACTTCACTAAGACCATAAGTTACAGCAGCAGGTGCTACAGCTTGTAAAACATCACTTACATTTTCAATTTTACCAGCAAGTGCTTGCGCTCCTAAATTAAGAGCAGCACTACCAACCGCTGTAGCAGCACCAACACTTGCGCTTGCTCCTAATATAGAAGTACCAATAGCAGTGCCAACCCCAGTTGCTGTTAATGCAAGAGCAACAATTGGAAGAATAGGGGCAAGGCTTTCTTGTACTGCTCCAAAACCAGACTTGCTATATTCTTGTATTGGAACAACAACATTTTTACCATCTGCTAATCTTATGGTTGATAATGAGTAATAAGAAAACCCGTCACCTTCTCCTGTAGAAGCAAATTTTGCTGCGGGTATTTCTTTTCCATTTTTGGAATTAAAATATTTATTTTGAACATGAAACGATTGTAAAGGATTTCCTGCACCGTAGAATTTTGCCGAAACACTTCCTTCTTTATAAACTTGCTGGCCGTTTTTTAATACAACTTGATCACCCATTTTAGGGATGACTCCCGGCTCAACTCTAATATCTCTAAGATCTGTTACTCCATAATCTTTAGCAAGAGAAGTTGCAATATTGTCAATATGTCTATCAGCAGCTACTGGAGAGTTATTTTGATAAATGTTTACATTATTTTGTAAACCAACAGCTTGCATTGCGCC